CTGCGGAGTGCTGTATTTGTTGGATAGGGATAGCCTAGTGATTGAGGTATTGCTGCGCTTGCCATTGTGTCTGTGCCGAGTGTGATAGCTTCGTCGATTCCGCCTTTTATGAAGTCGATCCAGTTTTGTCCGTAGACGTGTCTGTTAGGTATCCAGAAGGCTGCCAGGTCTACGATCGCATCGACGTATAATTCTCGCCTTAGTTCTGAAAGTCTGAATATTAGGTCTGCATTCATTTGGATGGATTCGCCGGCAGTTATTTCCCATACGCCGAGCGTTTGAAGTGATCCGATGGCGCCTACTCTGAAGGAATGGGCTGATCTGTCGTATTGATTTCGTGAGACATCTTTCAAGACTACTTCTTTAGCGCCTGATTTTAAGCTAGTGTCTTTTCCCATTTTTGTCTCCGTGAGTTTACTTTAATGTGTTGGGCAAAAAAAAATCGAGGGGGTTACCCTCGATTTTTCTTAGATACGTTTCCCGCCGATATAATGTCTCGAGTTTTTTCCTCGTTTCGATCGCGAGCCGTATGTTTTTCTGTATTTCATATATTAGTTCCTCGTATAAGGCATGACTAGAATTTAGCATTTTCTGATTCTTTTGTCAATAGTTGTTCTTCGATTTCATATTGCCGGAGGGCGAGTATTCTGTCCCATATATTCGTGGTTGGAGTTTTATTATTGATGCGGTCTGCGATCATTATGAATTTTTGATCTGTTTTGTCGGCTATCTGTGCTTGTGTGTATGCTAGAACGATGAGTGCTATTACTGTGGCGAAGTTTAGGAATTCTTTCATCTTTTTCCTCGTGTGGGTTCATCTTCTGCCATTATCTTATTTGTTTGGAGTGCGATGCCGATTTTTTTGTCGAATTGTGCTTTTGCTGCGGTTCTGTGTGGACTGTCGTATAGTTGTACTACTAGAGCGAATAGTTGTTCAGCGGTGCAAGGATCTGAGGCTAGGGCTCGGCCCATATCCTCAGCTGGTCTTGATTGTGCTAGTAGCGCGCATGCTGCTTGGATATTTATTCCTTTTACGAACATTACGATGCCGGCTGCTCTGTATTCTGCAGGTAGGTTGAATCTGGCAATTCCTAGTTTTTCTATTGATGCATTTATTAGAGTGTCCAGTATTACGGTCATTTTATTTTTTTCTGTTATTAGCCAGTGATGATCGCTTGTTAGTCTGTCGAAATCTGTGTCTGAGATGCCTAAGCCTTCTAGGAATCCGTCATGTGCCATATTTGACATTAGTTTCATACATCCGACGGCGATATCGTAGCTTAACATTATTTGTGTTCCTCTTTTTTAGGTTTTCCGAGTAACAGGTTGAGTAAGTTTCCGAGTTCGTGTTGTTCTTCTTCTGATAGTGGTTTGAATGTTCCGATGTCTATGATTTCTTTAACTCTGAGGTTTGCTAATTTTTTGAATTCTTGGACGTTCATTTTTATTCCTCCGTGTAGAGTTCGTTTATTTTGCTTTTGAATTTGTCTAGCCATGTGTTGAAGTCTGAGTAAGTTTGGATTTTGTAGAATATTTTTGTTTCTTCTAATATTAAGTTTCTTAATTGTGGATATGTTGAATTATCTATTTTTCTATTTTTCTTTTCTAGGTCTAGGATCTGACACATGTTTTGCAGCGTTCGGTCTATCATTTCTGTAGGGGCTGTTTCTTTGATTAGGTGATTTAGTAAGTATAGGTGTTCCTGGAGTATGATTTTGCTTAGTACCATTTGTTTTTCCTCTATGTATACGTTGTTATCGTATTGTCTTACCCATTGGATTAATGCATTTATATGATCTGTGCTTAGAGTACTATTTTTTATTATTGTTATGTAAGGATCATACATATTGTTCGTGATTTCCTTTTATTGAGATTTTATATTTTGGTTTTGGGAAGTGTTTATATACGTCCATTTGTTCTGATTCTGTGATCATTGAGTTTCCATAGTTCCGCGGGCTGTATTCTGGTGTCCCTTGGATCAAACTTAGCGTACGCTTTATTAAAGCGTTTTGAGGGCTTTGCAGTGCCTCGTGGTATAATTTTATGAAATTTTTCTTCTCCATCTGCTTCATCAGCAGCTTCTTGCTCAATGCGTTCGGCTTCTTCTTTGTCCCTACGTTGCAGTTCAAGTTCGGCTGCGCTAGGATTTGTTGTTTTATTTTCTCCGGGAGTGTCTGTAGTTTTTGGTTTAGGATCGGTCTTGCCATTTGCGGGCTGATTCTCGTTCTCCATGTTTTCCCTCCATTTTTGAAGTCGTTATAGCTTTTTGTTATATATTTGCCGAGGTAATTTACTAGTGCTGCTGGTGGTTTTTCTGGTATTGGTTGCCAGTTATTATTTATGTTTGTTACCGGCCATCTCCATTTGTTTTTAGTGAAGTTATCGAAGCCTGATAGTCTTACTGCGATTGGTGAGCTATTTCCATATTTCCACCATTTTTTCATTTCTTGTATTTCACGGTGATTCGGTATTTGTCTTCCTTTGTTCGGGTCGCTGAAATTTTTCGGAAGCTTTGCGAGCGCATGCAGGACATGAATATGCTTCCTGCCGTTTCTTGATCCACGTTCGACCACTGCGAAGTATGTATTGCTGATTTCGTTATTTTGTTTTGCGATTTTAGCATTTTTTCTTTTTCCGTATTTTGCTTTATTGAATTCATTATTGCATTTTCTGATATATTCTGTCCAGTAGTTTTTTGTTTTTTTAGAGACCGAGGGGCTCCCGGCTTTTGCCGGGAACACTCGGGAGAGGTTTTCGTTGTCCACTGTTAATGTGTTGAATATGAGATACCATCCTTCTTGCGTTCTTGTTTCTATTTCTATTGATAGTCTATTTAGTAGCTCTTTTTTTCGTTTTTCTTGTTGTGATTTTTCTATATTTTCTAGGAATTTTTTCATTATTCTTATTTCTTCTTTTCTTTTTTGTATTTGTTTTGGCGGTGCATTATTATTTTTCATATGTTGTATTTCGATTTCTGGGTTATATTTCGTTTTTACGTATTGGTTGAATATTTTTATGCAGTGATCGGGGAATTTTTTTGGATACATTTGCCATTGATGCCTTATGTCTTTATATCGACTTGATACTTTTAGCATAGTTTCGCCATTTTTTGGCGAAACTGTTATTTCATCGACTTGATGGGTTAATTTTTTGAGTTCGTTGATTTCTTCGTAGAATTTGTGGTGTGTGTGCGGTTGGATGTGTTTTGAGTATTTGAAGTATTTTGTTAATTGGTTTATACGGCCTTGTATATGGAATCTTAGCCGGCAGTATTTATCGACCATGGCGAAGTCTGTAAGCGAGAGGATCATGCTTCTCCGCGCTGGTAACATTGGTATGAGCAGTATGGTGTGATATCTGAGAATGCGTTGTCTACATTTGTGCCTATGAATTTTTTACAGTAGGAGCATACTTCTTGGAATAGATCTTCATTTGCCCCTTCTCCGTCTAGTGTTCTGCATTGGGTGCTGCAATATATGGAGTAGCCGGACCAGACGCCCTCGTCATAGTGTATAGCTATGTGTTTTTTGCAGTAGGAACAGTCTCCGGCGAATTTTAGTGTCGCAGGCATTAGATGGCTCCTGTAGATGTTTTCTTTCTGGTTGCTTTGTATACGCTTCCGGCGTCTTTTCTGATTTGGTTTCCCACGCCATAGGATTTTTTCAGTATTTGGGCGATCGCAGCTGATACGGATTTATATTCTTCCGAGTTTAGGTTTGCTGCAGCTAGTTCTTTAGCGAGTTTAGCGCGCTCTGCTTCATATTTGGCTTCTGATCCAGTTTTACGGGCTTCTTGGAGTAGTTTTATGCGGTTAGCTATTTTCTCTTTAGTATCGGCTTTTATATTTGGTGCAGCTTGTGATAGGTGTGTTTCGAAGTCTTGCCCGCCGGTGGATCCTTTTTTGAACATATCTACCATAGCTTGTATACCTTTCATTCCGAATTGAGATCCGCCGATTATTAGGTCTTTGAGGTTTGTCTGGTCGTTGATTTCTTTTCTGGTTTTGAGTTCTTTATCTTGCATGTATCTTTCTGATTTTCCGGTCTGATCTGCGGAGACCATACTTCCCATTGGGCTATTAGCACCGAGTCTTTCCCACGTAGTTGTGCCCGGGTATGCTTTATCCATGAAAGTTGAATACCCTTCACCGGATGCTGCGTAGTCGAGCGGCGGTGCGGAGGCACCTTTCTCAAGATTTTCCCCTTGGAAGTTTTTTAGCATGTCTGCGCCTAAGTTTGCAGCTTCTGCATAGGGTGCAGGTGAGCCACTTGCGGATTTGCGGTTCCCGAAGAAGCTTAGTGCAGCACTGGCTGCAGGTACTATCCAGGGGCCAATCATTGTTTAGCCCTGTTCTTGCCAGACGGAAGTGGGATATGCATATTTGCGTGCTGCTAGGCATATGCCTCCGGTAAGGACATGTGAGGACGCTGTGGGATTGTCGAAGTGGAACCCGAAGCAGTAGACGAATCCAGCTGCTAGTTCTTGGGAGAATAGTTCTATTTCTAGTGATGCGAATGCAGCTTGGGCGCCGACGGCCGTATGGACTGCTGGTAGGTATATGAACTTGTCGAGTGCATTTTGAGGTGCTGTGAGGTCTGATATCACTGTATCGTTGGTGGCTTTTCTTCCGAAGAAAAAGCCCATTTGGTAATCTGCGCTAGATGTTGCTATTGAGAATTGAGCGCGCCCTGATAGTTGGAATAGGAGGTTTCCTTTATTATTGTCTGGTGTGAGGAAGATGCCTACGGCCAGTCTTTGTCCTGCTGGTACGGCTGATCCGGTGGCTTCCGGTGACGTGAGAAAGTTTCTGGCGTCGTAGTCTTCTCTGACGGTGGCGCTATAAGCGTATGGTTTTAGGCTTGATGGGTCTATGGCCTCGTCGATTGCAGTGATATTGGCTGTTGTTAAGACTGTTGCTGAGGGGTTGTAGTATAGGACCTTCGGACCGATTACATTAGGTTTCATTTTCTATTTTCCTCACTCTTTCGTGGAAGTTGAGTAACATTATTTGTCCCCGGATATATTTTGCTATTTTATACATTAGGGCATGCTACCGGCGAAGATTGATTTCCTCGGATCAGGGATGAAGCTTGTAGATTCTACATATATTGTTCCTAGGCAGCGCCAGTGTTTATATTGAAGGCTTGCGAAGGTATTGTCATAGTCTGTTGGGTATATGTAGGTTGCTAGTGCTTTGGTGTTCAGGTTTATGTCTGTTCTCATGAATGGATAACCGGGATTGTCTACGAATTTGAGGTGTGTTGAGTGTGGCTGTTCTCTCCACCAGAATCCGTAAGGCAGTGTTCCGATATCGGTAGGGCTTTGATTTGCGAAGAATTGATCCAGTGTTATGGCGATTGGTTTTTGAGCTGCCACGACTTCGGGATCTCCTGCGCCGTTTAGGTAGCTTGGTTCGGCTAGTTTTGCGGCGTACGGATATTCATAGGGATATATTCCCGGGAATCGTACGAGTGCAAGTACCCATATTGTCCCGTGTTCTTGGAAGAATCTTCTTGGGAAGGATAGTGTACAGCGTCCGACAGCTTTTCCTGTGTTTCGGCCGAGGGTTGCGTCGTCTGTGCCGTCTACGTCATATCCTGAGAGGGTACAGGTTCTTCTTGCGATTAGTTCTGGTCTTTGATCGGCGTCGATATTTACGTGTGTGCCCCATGAGTATTCGAGGACGTCGCGATATCTGCTTACGGCGAAGAAGTCGCGTGCTTGTTCTGTTTTGAGGCGTGCTTTATAGGCTGTGATGTCGAATAAGTCTACGGTTGTATTAGTGTCTGATAGTGGCACTCTATAGTCTGAGGTGCTGAGGCTTGTGACCACACCGCAGTTCCAATTTCTTGGTAAGTGGCAGCATGGTAAGCCGTAGTCGAGTATTGCTGATCCGGCTGCGAGTGTTGTGTAATAGTCGTCTGCAAGGATGCCAGCTGCGTCTTGTGGATCTCTGTAGTAATTGTTCCAGATTTGAATGATTGGTCTTGTGTGTGTTCTGCGGAGTGCTGTATTTGTTGGATAGGGATAGCCTAGTGATTGAGGTATTGCTGCGCTTGCCATTGTGTCTGTGCCGAGTGTGATAGCTTCGTCGATTCCGCCTTTTATGAAGTCGATCC